GGTGCAACATCTGTTGTATGGTCAGGACAATCAGCTACATGGACAGCTTATAGTGGTACATGGGGAGATAGGCAATATAACCCAACAGAAAGGTCTATTCTTATGGCAGGGGTAGCAGATACTAAACTGTATCGTGGAGATTTTGGGCAACAGTTTGCAGGTGAAAACTACATCACAACCATAGAAAGAAAAGGATTAACCTTAGATGGCAACACAAACACAGTAAAACAAGTAAGAAAACTTACACCTAAGATAGCAGGAACTGGCAAATGTACTATATCGGTAGGAAGTTCTATGAGTCCTAACGGCACATATACATTTACACCTAGTCAAGAATTTACACCTAATACGCAAAACAAAGTAGATTGCAGATCGACAGGTAAATTTATAGCAGTAAGATTTCAACACACAGAAGATAGCACTTTTGAGCTGAACGGATATGATTTAGAATATGAGGTAATAGGAGAGAGATAATGGCACAAGCTCCTAAGTATGTACCTAATCCTGTACCTGCTAATACAGAAGATTTACCAAGATATATCTTTGAGGAACTGACTAAACTGCAAGGTGCGTTACAAGAAAACCCTATATCATTTATAGAAGAAAAAAATACAGAACCTAGCAGAGTGAAAGAAGGTGATATTGTTTATGCTGATGGCACTAACTGGAATCCAGGACAAGGCAATAATTTATATTATTATGATGGGGCTATATGGAGAGCATTTGCAGGTGGTAGTGGAGCAGGTGATTTTGGATTTTTTTATGATACAACTGACCAAACACCAACATTGACAAATACAGCTTATGCAATAACATTTAATAATTCAGGCGATAAACAAGGTATAAGCATTGATGACACAGATGCAAGTAAACTTAACTTTACCCATACAGGTAAATATTATGTAAGTTTTCATGCGACTCTATCATCTGGTAGTGCTAGTACAAAAACTACATATTTCTTTCCAAAAATAAATGGAATAACTAGTTCTCAGTCTACAATCATTTCTACACTACATGAAAATGGCCAGAAGAAAGTAATGTCTAGGAACGGAATATTTAGTATAACAGCAGGACAATACTTACAAGCATTTTGGGCATCAGATAATACAGATGTAGAGTTACAACATAATGCAGCTACAGCATTTGCCCCTGAAACCCCATCTGTTACACTCAGTATTATACAAGTAAGTCAATAGGAAGAATTATGACGACATTTCTAACAGGCATACCATCACAAGAGATTGATGAAATATGGGAAGCATGTGAACCTTTTATAGAACGAGCATCAAAAAAAGGTCAAAGCGAAATGACCTCACAAGATATTTATAATTTTTGTAAAGACGCAAAAATGCAGTTATGGATAGTATTCGATAGCGAAGCTAATATAAAAGCAGTTGTTACAACAGAGATTATAAATTACCCAAAGAAAAAAGTTTGCAGAATAATAACTTTAGGTGGGAAAGAAATAGATAACTGGTTACATTCTATAACAGTTATCGAAGCATGGGCAGAAGAAAACGGATGTCATGCTATGGAAACATTTTGCAGGAAAGGATTTATCAAAAAATTGGAGCATTACGGATATGAACAAACATACACAGTTCTTGGCAAAGAACTTACAACCATACATTAAAGGAGAAAGACTATGAGTCTCGGAGGAGGAGGTGGTGGAAGCAGTGGTACACAGGTACAACGAAACGAACCATCATCGGTACAAGCACCTTATTTAACTGACTTATACAGACAGGCACAAAAACAATTCCAAGCAGGACCACAACAGTTCTTTCCTGGACAGACTTATGCAGCTCCTAGTGATACAACACTAGCAGCAGAACAAGCTACAAGACAAGCAGCTTTAGCACAAGGACAGTTTGGGCTTGGCTCACTCGTACCTGCTTTTCAACAGCAGCTTATGAGTCCTGCACAAAGGTTTTCTGATCCTATGCTACAACAGTCTTTACAAGCAAGTCTAAGACCTATAGAAGAAAGTGGTGCTAGATTACTACAACAAGCAAGGCGTGGTGCTACACAAGCAGGTCAATTAGGTGGCACAAGACAAGGTATATTAGAAGCAGAAGTTATAAGAGATATTACTCAGAAACAAGCTGATGTTGCATCTAAGTTGTATGGAGATGTGTATGGAGATGTGTTAAGAACACAAGCAGCAACATTAGGACTTGCCCCAAGTATTATGGGTACATTTACTCAACCTGCAAGAACACTTGCAGCAGTAGGTCAAGCAGAAGATGTAAGAGCACAACAACCTATAACAGAAGCTATGCAAAGGTTTGCATTTGAACAACAAGCACCAAGTCAAGCACTAGGACAATATGGCAATATTGTAGCAGGTAGTATTTTACCAGGTACGATAACAACACAAGGACCAGGAACACAAGGACCAGGATTTGCAGCAGGTGCACTAGGTGGAGCAGGTATTGGAGCACTACTTAGACCAGAATCCGTAACAGGATTTATGAACCCTTACGTCTTAGGTGGAGCATTATTAGGAGGATTATTAGGATAATGGGAAACACAATAATGGATATGCTTTTTGGACAAAACATGGGCGTTAATTTTAACAACATGAATATGGACCAAAAAAGACAAGCACTTAGAGGTATGACGAAAGGAACAATGTTGGGTGGAATTAATCCAGAACTTCCTATGCCTATACAGTTACCAGATGCAACAGCACAAGCAGCTATGGGAGGAGGAAACCCTATGTTAGCTTTATCAGCATTACAAGGATTACTAAGTCCACAACAACCTCAGTTTATGCCTTTGGTACAACAACAAGTTACACCAGGTTTAAATTTACAAGTACCAAGCATGAATAACTTTTATGGAGGGCTTTTATAATGTCAAGTTTTTTTAATATACCAGGTCTTTTAAACTACATTCCAGGTGTAAATATTCCTAATATACCAAGAGGTTTTACTGTAACTATGGGCAATAATAATCCTTCTGGGGGTTTAATATCATCTTCAAATCCAAGTACAACTAATACCAATGACAATAATAATGGTCAAGAAACACTAAATAAAAACGAATCACCAGAAAACATTTTTGGTGAACGATTAGCACAAGCATTGTTTCCTGGAGTTAGTCAAAATAACAAACAACTTATAGATGCAGCTATACTTCGTGGTAGTTTAGAACTATTAAAACCTAGACAAGCAGGTGAAAATCTTGCATCACAACTAGGCAGAGGTTTAGAAGCAGGTGTTAAAGTTGGGCAAGATGTTCAAAAAAGAAACTTAGAGCGTTTGGCTACAGAAGCTACTCTAGCAAAAGCACAACAAGGAAGACAAGTAACTGTAAGTAAAGAAAAAAGATCAATTTTTGAAGATGCTTTTGAATCTCTTTTAAAAACAAACTCTAGCTTTAAAGATGCTGTAGATAGAATTGGAAGGGCAGGTATTTTTGGAGGAATTGGAGATGATGAATTAAGAGATTCTGTAATACTCGATTCTATGGTCTATAATGCAAATAGAGGAGGTAGTCCTACAAAAGCTATGATTGCTATTGTTAATCAACTATCAGGCACATCAAACGCACAAACAACAACAGCAAATGTAGATGCAGATGCTGATGTAATTGAAGAATAAATATGGCAGAAACTATAACGCTAGAAAGAATACAAAACTCTCCAAGACTTCGTGAATTAGGAGTTTTGCCAGGAGACCAAATAGAAAATAAAAAACTTATTAGAAAATTTTCTAATAAAGAAGATAGTGTTAATTTGGGTGAAAAACTTACTGAAGATAGGATAGAAAAGTCTGTTAATTTACAAAAATTAGAAGCAAAACCAGGTGATAGAATTATAGACAAGAAGTTAATTAGAACAGAAACAGATGATACTTTTACTCAATTTATGTATGGCTTCGATAAACAAAACAATTTTGTTGGATATCTTACTGATGTATTAGAATCTAATGTTCCTTTAGGAAGATATGGTCTTACAGATGAAGGTGAGTTTAAGCATTATTCTCCTGATGAATTATATGGCAAGGGCTTTACTGAAGCAGATGTAGATGAACGCAGAAAAATGATACTGCGTAAAAGAGAAAGAGATTTAATGCAAGAATATGGTCCATATTTTGATCCTGAAGATGGAGCTGCACAAGCAGCAGGTGAAGTTATTGGAGGGCTAACCGATATTACTACATTATTTCCTGTTGGCTCTACAGTTAAAGCTGCATCTGCAATATCAGCAGGACTAGCAGGAAGTTATAGTGCAGTAGAAGATTTAGCACAGAAAGGAGAAATAGATCCTGCAAAAGCAGCATTATTTACAGGAGCAGGTGCAACGCTTGGAGCAGGTTTTGCTGCTCTTACAACAGGTAGAGTTTTAAAAAACGCAAATTCTTTTGTAGACGATATGGAAGATATAATTACAGACCATGTAGAAGCAGGTGGAACTTTAACTAGCATTACAGATGATTTATTAAGTAATCCAGAGTTTGGTAAAGTTAGGATTGATGCAGCATTAGAACTTACTGGCAGAAAATTAAAACCTAAATTAGGACCATCTTCAACAGAACAAGTGCTAGATGACACTATAAGAAATGACAGTGCATTAGGAAGAAGGGTATCAAAAGGACTAGATAAGTTTTTAGGAACTTTATCAACCAGAATAGGCAACATATCTCAACCTATATTGAGAAGATTAAGAAGATTCGAGTTTGATGTTCATACCAAAACAGCTAGGTCTTTAGATGAAATAAATCCATTTCTACAAGACATGTCAGGATTAGGGTTAGGTCTTAAAAGAGAGATAACTAAAAATTTATATAATGGAAACTTTGCTCAAGCAAAAAATCTTATGCCTACTCAAATGCAAAAAAACTTCGATGTAGTCGAAAAAAAATTAAACTCTATGTATGACGATTTATCTGATGCAGGTTTTGAATTTCAAAAACTAGAAGGTTATTTTCCTAGAAGGGTAAAAGATTATGATGGATTGTTAAATTCTCTTGGCAAAGAAAGAAAGACTGGTCTTATAAAAATGCAAGATGATTATGCAAAAAGAATAGGTAAGGGTTCTTTTAGAGAGTTAGATATTGAAGATAAGACAGAAGTTGCCAACAAGTATATTAGAGGTTATAGATTAACTGCTGATGGCAAACCAACATATACTAAATCAAGAACAATGCCAAACCTCACAACAGAACAAATAGAAAAGTTTTATTTATCACCTGAAGAATCACTATCTATGTATCTTAGAAATGCTGTAAATAGTGTAGAAAGATATAAATTTTTTGGTAGAAATTTTACTAAAAACGACAAAGGTGCTTTTGATGCAGATGTATCTATTGGAAAAATTATAGAAGAAGAAAGGGCAACAGGTAATTTAGATATATCACAAGAAGACGAGCTACTTGATCTTGTTAAAAGTAGATTTATGGGTGGAGAGCAAAGTGTAACATCTATACCAGGCACTATTAGAGACTTAGGTTATTTAGGAACTATTGCTAACCCTATATCTGCTATTACTCAGTTTGGTGATTTAGGTGCATCAGGAGCATTACATGGGTTTAGAAATACTGTATCTGCCATGTTTGGTAAAAAAGATATGAGTCTTGTTGATATAGGTATAACAAATATGCAACAAGAACTTGCAGAAGGCGATATAAGACCTACTGCAAAATTATTGAATAACCTTTTTACACTATCAGGATTTAGAGCAGTAGATAGATTAGGTAAAGAATCTTTAATGAACGCAGCTTTTAAAAAAAATATTAATCTTGTTAAAACAAAAAGAGGAGAAATAGCATTTAAGAAAAAATGGAAAAAGTTTTATAAAGGTGAAACAGATAGCATTATTAATGATTTTAAAAATATAAAAGAAAATGGAATTACAGACAATTTAAAATTTCATGCTTTTAATGAGCTGTCTGATGTCCAACCGATAACTATGTTAGAAATGCCACAAGCATACTTAGATTCTCCTAATGGAAGAATTATGTATATGCTTAAATCATTTATGTTAAAACAGTATGATGTTGTTAGAAGAAACATAGTACAAGAATATAAAAAAGGCAATAAATCAACTGCTATTAAAAATGCTTTGGCATTAGGTGGTTATTTATCTGCTGCTAATGTTGGCACACAAACTGTAAAAGATATGCTTTTAGGTAGAGATGTAAGTGTTGAAAGAATACCTACAGAAGCTATGTGGTCATTGTTAGGTATATATGGAATAAATAAATATGCAACAGAAAGATATATACAACAAGGACAGGTAACAGATTTTGTTTATCAATCGATTGTACCTGCTACACCGATTATAGATGCAGCATTTAAGGGTGGTACTGAAGCACTTGAAGCACTTAGTGGAGAAGATGTTGATTTTTCACCTATATTAAAAGGCATACCTATGGTAGGACCTATTGCTTATAACTGGTTTGGTGGTGGTGCAGAAAAATATAATGACAGGTTGGAGGATTAAATGATACCAATGGAACTTTTATCAATGTTAGCTTCTACTGTTCTAGGTGGCGTACTGTCTATTATGGCACAAAAAGGCAAAGATGCAGCAGACCAACAAAAAATGTTAATGCAACGAGCTGAGTTTGCAGCACAACAAGTAGACAAAGCAAGAGAAGTTACTGACGCATTTACAAAAAACACTAGACGATGGATAGCTTTAATAGCTGTCGTATCAATATTAGTCATACCTAAATTAGCACCCTTTATAGATCCATCAATGCCTATTTATGTAGGTTATACAGAAACAATACAACAGGGTTGGTGGATATTTGCAACGGATACGGACATGACACAATGGAAACCTATGACAGGATTAGTAATTACACCACTAGATACACATGTAGTTTCGTCAATTATTGGTTTGTATTTTGGTGGCTCATTAGTGAGAAGATAATGGTAGCTAAAAGATATCAAAGCAAAACAGGTGGTTTAAACGAAGCAGGAAGAAAGTTCTTTAAAAGAACTACTGGTGCTAAATTAAAACGCCCTGTTACAGGTAAAGTAAAACCAGGTTCTAAAGCTGCAGGAAGAAGAAAAAGTTTTTGTGCAAGAATGGGTGGCGTTAAAGGACCTATGAAAGATAGTAAAGGAAGACCAACAAGAAAAGCGTTAGCGTTAAGAAAATGGAAATGTTAATGAACAGATTTTATTTAGCTTTAATTTTACTCATTATAATTATACTAGGTTATACAATAGAAGATGCAGTATCAGATGTTACATCATCTGGGGCAACGACTAACACACAAAGCAATAATGCAGGATCTAACACAGCAATAACAGGTGGTTATGAAAGTTCAACAACATATCAGTCAGGTAGTAGTTCAAACTCTACCACTTCTAATACGACAAATAATTCAACGAATCAAGAAACTGCTGTAAACCCTAGTAGTGCACCTGCTATATCAGTTTATGGGCAAGACAGTTGTGTTATTCCTTTAGCAGCAGGAGTAACTGTTATAGGTTTTTCTGGTTCTTTTGGTTCTTATATGACTGACAAAGATTGTCAGTTAAGAAAACAAGCTAAACTACTTAATGGTTTAGGGATGAAGGTCGCAGCAATATCATTGATGTGCCAAGATAAAAATGTATTCGAAGCTATGATGGACGCAGGTACGCCTTGTCCTTATCAAGGTCTTATAGGTGAAGCAGCAAGAGAAGCATGGCTTAAACAAAAAGAACCTACAGACGATAAAGTAGAACAATACAGAAAGTATAAAAATAGTTTAAGAAGATGAAATACTTAATACCTTTACTGTTTCCTTTAGTTGTTTATGCAGATACAACAGGTAACTTAATTACTAACGGCACATTTGACAATGGAAATACAGGTTGGACTACATCAGGTGATGCACAAGTTATAGGTGATTGTTGTCCTGGTGGACATGACTTTGAGTTTGGAGACAACGGAAGCATAACACAAGATTTTAATTTATATTCAGACACAATAACACAACCTATGCTAGATAATGGCATAACCTTGAACAGCACAACAGAGTGGCAAAATGGTGAGGGTGGTGAAGGTGGTTGGGCAGGAAATAACAGAGGTGGTGCTGATAGCTTTACAGTAAGACTTCAGATAAAAGATGAATTTGGTAATGTACTTGCAACTACAACACAGACTCGTACAGATGTTACAGGTATAAATGGAGTAGACTTTACAGATACGCTTACCTATACAGGTATAGGAAGTAATATAGGCAACATATATTTAAGTGGGCAAGATGCCAATGCACCTGCTAATTTAGGTGGGCCTAATGTAGATAATATATCAGTTACTATGACTTATGATCCTATTATTTTATCTTTACAAGAAGTAGAACATATAAATTCTATAGTTGAAGTTGTTGAAGAACTTATTATTGAAGAAATTATTATTGTTGAAGCACCTGTTATTGAAGAAACTATTACTGTTGAAGAACCTATTATTGAAGAAATTATTTTAACTGCTCAACAGAGCAACGAAATTGCAGAAATATTTGAAGAAATAGAAGAAGTCTTTACACAAGAAGAATTTACACAAATAGAAGAATTAGTTTTTGAAGAAATATTTTTAGAACCTATAGCGTTAGAAGAAGTACCTATAAAGATACTAGAAGAAATGCCTATGCTTACAGTTGAAGAACAGTTTGTAGAAGAAACAATCGTACTTGCTCCTGTGATGATGGAAGAAGAAATATTAGAAACATCTATAGAAACATTTGAACCTGTAGAAATATTAGAGCAAAGTCCAATTCAGTCTACCATGATTGAGCCAGAAATAATCGAAGAACAATCTATTGTAGAAGAAGTCTTTGAAGAAATTGTAGAAGCTCCTGTAGAAGAAACGCCTACTGAAGAAATTACAGAAGAAACTGTTATGGCAGAAGAACCTATAGAAGAAACTATCGAAGTGGCAGAAGCTCCAACAGAAGAAATTGTAACTGAACAATCAGTAGAAGAACCTGTGGAGGAAGTAAATGAAACAGAAGTTGTCGAAGAAACAGAAAGAGATACAGACACTAATGAAAGTAACGGAGATATTGTCGCAGAAGAAAGAGAAGTCGATAACGAGAGTAGGAGTCTTGAAACCGAACTAACAGTAGAAGAAATATCTATTAAGGTAGCAGACAAGATTAAAACAATAGATGGTCAGCTCAAAGCAACACAGATGATAGTTGCAAAAGTTATGGCTAGAGATAATAAGATAGCTTCTTACTCACAAGTAAACACAGACATCTTTATACAACCTGAATTACAAAGTATTGATATAGGCACATACACAAACAATACCTATGTCGATATTAGAAACATTTACCCAAACCAAACTTACGAGGACAAATTATGGACATCAAGACAATAGCAACAGGCATAGGTATAGTAATAACTATTGCGTCTTTATTTGTATTTCAAGGGCAACTTATACAAAGAGTAGAGGTCTTAGAAGCAAGATCAATACCTAATATTGCTCCATTAGAAAAAGAATTATCAGTATTAAAGACTCAAGTAGAGGAAATAAAAGCTAGGAATAGCAATCCTTTAATGAGATGATTAATATAATTAAGTTCTTATTAACGAAGATAAGAACGAAATATCTGAGACCAGAGATATCTGTCTTAGAGTTTATACTAATATTAGTTGTGGCTTACTACATCAGTAGATGGTTGTATACATAAACTAATAGGAGGTAACTATGAGTGCAAATATACCTTATACAAAAAGGGAAATGCAAATCATCAAAGCAATCCATGAGATTGATCCCAAAGCAATAATCAGCATAAAGAGTCAGATAAAAAGTAGAACTGACTATAAGTATGGTGGTGTTGTGTTCTTAAATTGTGAACCAATAACTTGGGATGAAGTTATGGATAAAATAGATGAAGAAAAAACAAGACCTTATTAATCGTCCTGCCCACTATACCAAAGGCATAGAGACGATAGAATACATCAGGTCATGGGATATGGATTATGTTCGTGGGAACATCGTAAAATATGTTACTCGATTTCCATACAAAGGAACTCCTATACAAGATTTAGAAAAAGCTAAATGGTATCTCGAATACCTTATAAAGCAGGAAAAAAATAAATGACCATACATAATAATGGTGGCAACCTTAGTAGAGTTGGCATTATACAAAGAGATGAAGATGGTAATGCTTTACGTTGCCCTCATTGTAAGTCTGAGCATATAATTAAAAATGGACACGATGGTTCTGAAAAAAGAGTAAAGAGATGGAAGTGTAAAACTTGTGGTAAAAAAACAAGTCATCCTGAAGTAATGAAAAATTACGAACTGGAAGAAGCTGAAAATCTTGATTGGTCTACAGAAGAATTAATCAATGCAAGAACAGAAGTATTCAAAAGAAAAGAAGCAAGAGAAAATTCTGAAAAGTTTATTAATATAAAGATTAACGATAAAAAACCTATAGGTCTTTATATACAAGGCGATCCTCATGTAGATGATGATGGGTGTGATTGGGTATCTCTTAGAAAACACATAGATATAGTCAATGCTACTGATGGCATGTACGCTTGTTCTGTTGGAGATTTATCTAACAACTGGGCTAGACGTGGTAAGTTAGCAGGGTTATGGGCAGACCAGACAACTAATGGCGAACAACAATGGCAGTTAGTAGAGTGGTTAGTAGAAGCTACACCTTATATATTTATAGTAGCAGGAAACCATGATATGTGGGCTATGGAAGGTGATCCAATTAACTGGATGTGCAAACCTCTAAAAACTGTATACTCTAACCACAACGCAAGACTTAAAATTAAATTACCAAAACACGAAATTAAAGTGAACTGTTCTCATAACTTTAGAGGACACTCGATGTACAATACAGCTCATGGTATTGTTAAACACGCATTGTTCAATGCAAGAGACCATTTGCTTATAGCAGGTCATACTCATGTCTCAGGATATAGTCCTATTAAAGACGCAAACTCGGATAAAATTATGCACTGCGTACAAGTTGGCTCGTACAAGAAGTATGATAACTTTGCAAAACAATTAAACTTACCATGCAAAATGATGTCAGCTTGTGCTGTCGCTGTATTTAACACACAATTAACAGAAGATCACCCAGACTTTATTAAAGTATTCTGGGAAGTCGAAGAAGGGGCAGATTATCTTAATTATCTTAGAAACAAAAAATGAAACCAAAGTTAGTAATTATAAACTGGGAAGATGCAATAACACCAACCTCTGGGTGGACAAATATAAAAGAATTAGAAAGCAGTTTAGCTGATTGCATATCAATCGGTTTAGTCG